GTTCTTCTTCATGTCTATAGCCATACCAAACAAAATCTAATTCAGCCATGGTCATCTCCCAAAACAAATGGGGAAGCACTTTGCACTCCCCCATTGTATATCTTTCTATGTCAATCCACTCTAATTTTTTTTTACTCCATCCTTTTTACTTGACTTTGTTGGCTTATCTTCTATACCGCTATTCATGCTTTCTGAAAGTACTACCATTACATCTTGAAACTTTTTGCTACCCATACCACCCATATCATCTATCCAATCACATACTTCAATCTCTGTAAAAGTCGGAGTAATGCCCTGTGAATATAATGGATATTCAGCAGCCGATTTTAGTAAGTTAATAATAGCATCTATTGAGTCTTTTCCACTTAAAGCTTCTCCTATGTCAGAAGGCCCTATCCCTTGTAATTGACAGAATCTTTTAAGACTCCAAGTACAAAAACGCATCGGTATCTTCTTTCCATCGGAAAGAGTTAATTCAAATTGTCCTCTCATATGTTTGGTTTTTTTGGTTTGTTTTTACTATGCGTTGGTAGCTATAGTTAATGGCCCTGTTCCTTTGAAAGAAACTGAGTAAGTAACTGGATTCTCCATGTCAGCAGTCATATCTACACTCTCGATAAATGCTGAACCTGAATAAATCACATCACCTGTAACTGGAGTTACACCACCAACTGTTGAGTTATCTACTGTAGTAAACTTAACTTGAACTGCAGTTCTAGCGATTGCTAAAGCGTTTAATTCAGCAGTAGTTACATAAGTAGCAACTGTTCCTGGAACTACTGTAGCTAAGCCATCAGTTGTTAAAGACCAAGACCTTTGTCCACCAATCTCATCAGCCCATCCTAAGCTTTGCTTTGTAGATGCGTCTGGAGCATCGATAGCCAAACTTAAAGAACAAGATGTTGCGAATCCTATTACTTCAGTTCCAATTAGAACTACTAATGAAGTTCCGTTAAATACACTTGTTGTTGCCATTTTATTTTATTTTTCTTTTATGTTAATTGATTCACGAAATGATCCATTGTTATTACCCTTCTAAACACATAGGCTTCATTTACATAGTCAAAGGTAGCAATATTACTACCAACCTTACAAGTCACAATTTTAAAGTCAGGTGCAGTACTAGGATAATTTGGTGGTCTAACACCTATTATCTCCAATAACTCGTTAGCATAAGTATCAACAGTCTTCTGCCCTACTTCTCCTGCTTTAAAAGTCCTATAAACTATGTCAAATTGGATAGTAACATTATAAGCAAAGCTTTGTTTGTTACTATTGTCCACTTGTGTTTGACTACTGATAATCAAATAAGGCGGTTCTACTGTGTCAGGTGCTATGGTATCATAGGCAGCTAATGAGTATGAAGCCGAGATAAACTTATCGAAATAAGCTTTCCTTAATGTATATCCGCAGTCCTTCATTTTGGTACAAATTTAATGAAATATATTTATATCCTAATTTTCTTAATCTTATTAACCATCTTGCTTAAAACTTCGCTATATGAATTAAACATAAATGGCCTATACGGCATTCCTATTGTTTTTTTATTTCTTTTAAAGGTAAGAGCATATGCTTCTAATTCACCCATATTTACATTAGGATAAACTGGTATCCCAAATCCAAAATCTCCTGTTCCGAACTCAACATAAGGAGCATAGTGGGCATCAGCATATACAGTTGCTCCTTCTCCTTCTTGATATGTAGTATAGCCAATAGTTCCTTTTAAATAACCTGTTTTAACTGGAACCCTAGCTTTAGCTGCAACAGATATTTCCTTAACAGATTCATTAATGATTTTTACAGTTTCAATCTGAATTGTTTCTGTCGCTTTTTGTAGTTTTCTTACAAGAGCATCTCCACCTCTTATTGATACATTAAAATCGCCCATTACTTAAGTGTTGCACAACCTATTAAATAATATTGATTCAAGTCAGCTTCGTTGATAATAGAGTTAATCATATAAGTCCTTGATTTCCAAGTTATTACAAGAGCATTAGTAAACACCTTGCCTGTTGTATATCTAATCCTAAATGTAGCTCCATCATTAATACTATCCTTACCTGCTATATTAGTCCTAGAATTGGTATTAGTGACCAATTCAGCCCAGCAAGTGTAGTATGGTACTAAAGTATTCACAAACCCTCCTGCACTATCAGAAACGCTTGTTTTAGTATTAAAAGTAATCCTATTTCTTAATTTTCCTATCATTAGAAGATAATACTTACCCTTTTGTAAGGTTTCATTAATTCGTAAGCCGTTGTTAAGTTAGCTGAAGGCTTAGAGCTTTCAACACTTGATTCTCTGTATTCGTACAAATCACCTACCATCTTCAATAGAGCCGTTTTCATAGACTCTGGAGTAGTAGCATATCCACAAGTATAAGTGAATCTAAAATCACTCATAAGAGGGGATGTGAAATAAACCTTTTTGTAGGTATCACCCAAAACTCTATAATCTCCAACTGTCATTGCTACCCAATCTTCCCCATCCCAATATTCTACCAATGAAATAGTATTAATAGGGGCATAAGGAAGCTCAATAAACTCATCTACATAAGCTACCACCTTTAGGGTTCTAGCAGTCATAGCAACCGAAGCATACTGCTCTAATCTAATCCTAGCGGTATCTATAAGGCTTTGGATTAAAGTATCATCCTCACTATAATCTACCCTTAAATAATCCTTTGCTGCTTGTAAGGTAACTATTGTTGCCGAAGGGGCTACCGTGGTAGTTACATCTCTTAGTATCTGCATTATGCTAATTTTTACAAAAATAACTAAAATTTAGTGTAAACAAAAAGGGATAGCTTTCTAGGCTATCCCCTTGTATTGTAAATCTAATTAAAGATTAAGCAACATTACCAAAATCACCATATACAAACGCACCAGCGTAGTAGATAGGTAAAGCGATACGAGCTTCAACACGAACTGTGATTAAGTTCTTTGTGAAGTTGTCACCGTCCATTTCAGAGAACTGAACAGAGATACCTTGATTTTGCATGATTTGAGCACCCATAGACCAGTCACCTACTAAGAACTTATCTACTGCGATTGCAGTTGATTTGTAAAGAGGGATACCAGCGATAGATACATTACCATCAGTTGTAACAACTGTAGAAGCAGGTAAGCTGTAAGCAGCGTTAGTGTTCTTAGTGTTCATGATAGCAGCCCAATCAGTTGGGTTAACCATAATACCTGTAGCAGAGTAGTTAGAACTTTCTAACTGAGCAATAGCTTGAACTAATTGTTCAACATCTACTGTAGCAGCACCAGTTGCAGCAGTAGCTACACCTAAGATACCTTGTAAGTTAGGAGCAGTACCATCACCACTTAAGATTTGAGCATCTTCTGCAATCAAATACTTCTCTAACAAACGAGATTGTAAGAAAGAAGTCATAGCAGGTATATCATCTAACATTTGGCGAGAGATACGAACATAACCAGCGATGTACTGAGCAGCTGCATCTTTCATTGTGATATCAAAATCAACTTGAGCTTTAGAACTTCCTTGTACTTGAGCTGCTGGAGCACCTTCTCCACCACTTTCATAAGGGAAAGTAAATAAACCTTGATTAATTGTTCCGATTGGTAACAAACTTCTTAAATGCACTTTACGAGAAGGCAAAGCATATACTTGATTAGCATATTGACGAGTGATGTCACCTGTCAAGTTAACTGCTTCTGTCATATTACCTACTGCCTTTGTATCCAAGATAAAGCTTGAACGCTTTTGTTCACCACGAGCTAATTTTGCTAAGTTATCGCCATTTTGTTCGATAGCGTCTGCAAGGCTAGCATTAAAACCTTTTACTTCTGTTTGATTCATTTTTGAACGATTTTGTTTTGCTTCCAATTTTTCGATTTCATCTTTAACAACTGAGATTTGAGCTTTTGTAGCTTCTAATTCAGATTTAACGCTTTCTAATGCACTAGCATTATCAGCCTTTGCACTTTCGATTGCTCCGTTTACTTCGGATTTGATGCCTTCGAAAGCACTTTTAATTTCTTCTACCATTAGTTGAAAATTTTAAATGATTGTAAATATTTGTTTACTTCTATTTCGATAGAAATCATCGGATCTTCTTCCTCAGTTGGCAATGCTTCTTCAGCGGTTGGCTCAGGAGAGATTGACTCTTCATCTTCCATCTCAGATAGATATTGTTGTAATTGCTTGAGTTTAAGTTCTAACAACTCAAAAGTTTCATCAGTAAAGTGTCCATTTCTCAATGACTTAATGGTTTTACCCATCTCATCAACTAGAGTTGACTTAATCTGACTTTTAACTCCTACTGTTGGTGTATTTGCGTTTGCACCCCACAATACTGAACTACCCTCAAACAATTTTATTTCATTGATTTCATTGTACCCTGATTTCTGTTGTGACTTAATAGTCTGAAATCCGATACTATGTTCTGTGATATGACCATCTTTATATAACTCATACAAGTCATTACCTAAAGTTGTATTAGGTAACTTAACACTTGCCTTTAAGCCATAACCATCTTCCATCATCTCATATGGTTTAGCAATAGGCTTGTCTGTAGAGTGGTTCATTAAATGCCAAATTCTGTTTTTAGCTTGTGGGCCATTTTCCTTTAGTGTTTTAGTGAATGCTCCTGGAGTGATTACATCACCATCGGAATCCACATTACCAAAAGCAGAATAGTACATAGTAATAATTCTACTTCCATCCTCCATATCTATTGGAGAACCTTCGATTGATTTCTTGTTATAAAAATTACTCATATTTATTTGTTTAAGCGACATACACCGTGCAGCATCGGCAGTTGCAGTTATTCGCTGCTCCACCACTTGCATCATGTGCATATTGCATTTCAATTACACCGTAGTTTGGAGTGTTTACTAGGAATGGTTGATTCACAGGTATTCTTACTCCACCATCATCAGGATTCGTTTGTCTGTCTAATGCGATATGCCAAGTTCTTGGACTACCAACATATTCAGAGTGAACCCATTGTTTTAGCAAAGGTATATTAATTCCTTGTGTTGCCCCAATCGCACCTGTGCTTAAAGCTTGATGAGATTCTGTTCTTGCTATTAATAAACTCCTTGAAACATTTATCTTACCTTCTCTTAGCATTTGTATAGCCATTGCGTTTGTTTCGTTTGTAGAAAGGTTATTAGCCCTTCCATAAGCAATCGCATTGTTTAGTATCCTAGCTATCTCATTATCCGTTGTGTTTTGTATGCCGTACATTTTTGGGCCACTAATCGAAACCCAATAAGACAACATAAACGCTAACCACTCATCCATTATGTTTAATGGATCAAGGTCAAAATCTTCTGCCTTCTTATACTTGTCAAATATCTTTTGATACCTCATAGCAGTATAACCACCAGTACCTTCGTACAAAGTTCGTAAAATATCGCTAATCTTATCTTGGTTGAAAAATGTCTTGTTATAGTTAGCTAGTTGAAATACCCCCATCTCTTTTACCAACTCCGCAGCTTTATTAAAATCACTTTGTAAGGCCTTTTGTATTTTAGGCCTAAACTCCGTGATGGACTTCCTCGCTATGGTTTGTTGCAAATTGAATTGCTGAGAAGGTTGTAATATCTTGGACATCCATATTATTTTACAGGAGGCAAATTATAATCTCCTTGTTGTTGAGCATCTCTTGGATTCTGCAACATTGTTAACTCATCGATAGGTAAGTAACCAGCAGGGATATAAATAGCGTTCATGACATCATCTTGAACAGTATCGTATCTCATTGCTTGTCTTTTTTCGTTAGGAGTAATCCACCATGATTGAGAAAGGATAGCAGATAACTCTTTCATATCCTCTTGCAACTCTGGGAATACTGTAATATCGAAATCGATATAATATCCGCTACCGATTTCACCTTCAAAGAATCTATTGAACGCATCACGAATTAAAACTAATTCAGGAAGTACTACTTGAGTAAGCATTTCCTTTTTAGCCTCTTTCATGTTATTGTAAGTCTTGTTATCAGGATCGTTAAATAATGCAGAGTTAACTCCGTACACATTACACAACTCACGAAGTGTAATCTTCTCTGACTCTAACAACTGAAGGTCAACAGGAGATAATCCCATATTCACCCAACCTAGTTTAGCACCTGCAATTAAAATCTTACCAGCATTTTGAATAATGCCTCCTTGGGTTTTAGTTCCGTACTGATTGTAGAAATCTTCTTTTAACTTACCAGCTTGTTCAGGGCCAAAATCATTTGATTCATCTGCATACAAGATACCTTTAGGCCCTTGATTCTGCAACATACCTACAGAGGTATCTTTAGCATCGTTACTGCGTTGAACAGTTCTGTAAGCAGCTTGTAAAGGCGATAATCCATATAATTGTTGTCCATTGGTTGAGAAGTAGGGGTTGAAGTATTTTAAGTGGATTACATCTTTAGCATCCAACTGATCCCACCCAACTAATGTGAAAGAGTAGCCTTCAACCCCATTGATAGTACCATCGCTAATGATAGCGACATATTGGGATGGGAGAGTAACTAGTTCGGCAACCTTACCATTGGAGAGTCTATTCGCCCAGATATAAGAGTTGCCTGTAATAAGTTTATAACCAATGATATTCTCGATGAACTCTGAGAATGATTGGTATGGATTCGGTCTTTCTAATAATTTGTTTAATGGACTATCAGCAATCTCATCAACTGCTTTAATCCTAACTAACTCCGCACGAGCAACATCTGCTCCGCTTGATGCGTTAGCCATCATAGATTTATAAGTGTTCAAGTCTTTCTTGCTCTTAACCTTATAAACATAAAATGGAACTGTAGAGATTGTCTTTGAGATACGCTTGATGATAGAATAGACTTCGCTATTGTTATCGTAGTCTTGTACGAACTTGGCATAGTCTAAATTTGGGTAAAGCGTTCTACCGCCTATTAAACCACCAAAATCACCAAATGGGTTATTAAGGTTCGTATTTTTTCTAGGGGCTGCCTTTTGTTTAAAAGGATTAACCGCACTTAGTATGTCCGTTAACTTCACTATATGATATTTTTACAAAAGTAACAAATTTTTAGTCTAAACCACATTGCTTCGCAATCTAAACCACCCATCCTCTTTTTGCTTTCGCATATTTTGAGTAGATGGCATAACGCATAGCGTCCATCAAGTGGTCACGAAACTTAACAGGCTCATCCATTGTGTTGCCATCATGATCCGTTTTCCACTTATAGTTTTTAATCTCATCCAACAAATCTAAGGACTCTGATTTTATAAATAGTGGAAATGATTTAACCTTGTTAATTCCTGCGAACACATCTTTGGTAGCTGATTTTAAATTAAACCCTGCTTTATTCACCTCGGCTATTGTTTTGGGTTCGGCAGCATCCGCAAATATCTCATCCCTACGAGATAAGCCCATGGACTTTAATCTGTCTATAAGAAGTGCAGTTGACATCTTCGTATCGTATATTAGTTGTTCGACATAAATATCGCCATCGAAGTTTTTGCATCTAACAAGTGCCGTTTGGTTGTTATAACCAAAATCTAGT